GCCACAGATAAACTTTTCAAACTTAGATTTTGATCAGATTAAATCTACGATTAAAGATTATCTGAGAGCCGATTCAAATTTTACTGACTTTGATTATGAGGGATCTAACTTATCGACTTTGATTGATATTTTGGCATACAATACATATTTGAATTCTTTTAATGCGAATATGATTGCGAATGAAGTATTCATTGGTAGTGCAACTCTTAGAGAAAATATAGTTGCTCTTGCACGAAACATTGGATATCTGCCAAGATCAGTATCTTCTTCAAAAGCAAAAATTTCTTTCATTGTTGATACAACTGCATATAATGTTCCACCATTAACTTTGACACTTAAGTCTGGAGTTTGTGCGGTTTCTAATTCTTTTGGTGCAGAAAGTTATTCTTTTTGTATACCCGAAGATATTACCGTTCCTGTTACAAATTTTTCCGCATCATTTAATGATGTAGAAATTTATGAAGGAAGTCTTATCACACAAACATTCGTAGTTAATAATTCACTTTATAATCAAAGATTTATTTTAAATAACTCTGGCATTGATACTTCAACAATAAGGGTTTTTATTCAAAACAGTTCTTCGGATACAATAAAGAGAACTTATAAACAAGTTGAAAATATTGGGAATGTTGGATCGGAAAGTGAAGTTTATCTTTTACAAGAAATTGAAGATGAACGTTATGAACTTATTTTTGGTGATGGAATATTTGGAAAAAAACCGTCAAATCAAAATATTATAACAGTTTCTTATATTGTATCAAAAGGAAAAACTGCAAATGGTATTGGATTATTTTCATTTGCAGGAAAAATTCTTGATAATAATGGAAATAATATTTCTTTAGGAATTTCTAATTTATCAACTACTCAAGTATCATCGGGTGGTGATGATATTGAATCGACAAGTTCAATAAGAAATTATGCCCCAAAATCATACGCAGCACAAAATAGAGCAGTAACAACATCCGATTATGAAGTTATAGTCTCTAAAGTATTTCCCGAAACAGAAGCAGTAACAGTATTTGGGGGTGAGGAATTAAATCCACCACAATACGGAAACGTTTTTATTTCAATTAAACCAAGAAATTATAATTATATTTCAGATATCACAAAAAGGAAAATTGAGAAAGATTTAAAAAGATATTCAGTAGCTGGAATTAATGCTAAAATTATAGATTTAAAATATTTGTTTGTTGAAATTTCTTCTTCGGTTTATTATAATTCAAATCTAACGATTTCAGTAGATGATTTAAAAACAAAAATTATTTCTGCAATTACTTCTTTTTCGAAATCTTCTGATTTAAATCAATTTGGAAGCAAATTTAAATATAGCAAATTTTTAAAAATAATTGATGATGTTGACCCAGCAATTACATCAAACATAACTGTTCTTAAGATGAGAAGAGATTTAAGAGCACTTTTAAATACCTTTGCGGATTATGAAATTTGTTTTGGAAATCAATTTCACTTAAAATTTGACAGTTCTGGTAATCGTACTCCATTTAACATAAAATCAACGGCGTTTAACGTTAGCGGTGTATCTGGAGACGTTTACCTTTCCGATTATCCGAATCAAGATGGAATCAAAGGGACAATTTTTATTTTTAAAAAAATATCTAATACCGAATACCAAATTGTAAGAAATAATATTGGAACAATTGATTATATAAAAGGAGAGATTATTTTAAACGCATTAAATATAGTAAGCACTCAGATCATAAACCCAGAGAATATTATTCAAATAGATGCAATTCCCGAGTCAAATGATGTAATTGGATTGCAAGATTTATTTCTACAATTAGATATAAATTCACTTAAAATAAAAATGATACCAGATACCATGACATCCGGAGCAGATACCTCTGGATCTTCATATACAAGAACCTCCAGTTTTTCTAACGGACCAATAAGTAGATAAAATGATAGAAACAAGAATATCGGCTAAGACTGTTATAGAAGGACAAATACCTCTTTTTATGCAAGAGGAATATCCTTTATTTGGTCCATTTTTAAAACAATACTATGAATCTCAAGATCATTTTTCTTCTCCTATAACAATTGTAAAAAATATTGACCAATTTCTAAAAGTTGGCACTTATACTTCTTTAGTTGTTAAAAACGAAAAAACTGTAACCACTCAATTTGTAGATTATGCCGATTCCATAATTTATGTTGAAAACACTGCTGGTTGGCCAGATAGATATGGACTACTAAAAATAAATGACGAAATAATAACATACACCGGAATTGGAAGCACTTTTTTTGCTGGATGTATTAGAGGTTTCAGTGGAATTACAACTTATAATTTTTATGGAAAACAAGTTAGTTATGAAACAACCGAAAATAATATTCATGAAGTAGGATCAAATGTAGAAAATTTAAGTACCCTCTTTTTAAAAGAATTTTTTAAACAAATTAAATCTCAATTTTTGCCCGGATTTGACAACATAGACTTTTACGGAAATCTAAAACAACCAAATCTTTTAATTCAATCGAAAGATTTTTATTCTACAAAAGGGACGCCAGTTGCAAACAATATTCTCTTCAAATCATTATATGGAGAAGAGGTAGAAACAATTAAACCGCAAGATTATCTGTTAAAACCCTCTGCAAATGATTACAGACTTGTAAGGCAACTTGTAGTCAGTCCAATAATTGGAAACCCTTTGGACCTTTCTGGGGGCACTTTATATCAAGAAATATCTACATCATCTGGAATAAGAAGTTCATATGGATCTGTTTCAGATGTTGAACCCAACTTTAGAGGTAATGTACCATATTATACTATAGATATTGATTTTGGATATGATAGAGATTCCAGAACTTTTGGAAGTATCGTAGGAAATTTTCAAGTTCATCCAATTACAAAAGTCGTAAGTATTGCCTCTTCTTCACTTTTTGTCGATTCTACTGTTGGATTTGCAAATTCGGGTTCAATACAAGTTAGTGATGCAATAGTTACATATAATCAAAAAACAAACAGTGAATTTTTAAATTGTGTGGGTATTTCCACCGTTACTGTTGGAGAAAGTGTGACAAGTTCAGATTATATAACTTATGGGTTTGATTCTGAGGGAAATAGAATAGAAGTTAGAATAACCGGAGTTTTAGAGAAATTAAACGTAAAAGAAGAAGATCAAAATTATTATCAATCCAACGATCCAGTTTTAATAGAAAGTTTAGGACTTATAAAAGATAAAAATGATCCTAAATTTAATTCTTGGAAGTTCAATACCTCAACAAAATTTAATGTAAGTTCTATTGTTTGGAATGGTCAATACTTTATTGTTACTTCTTATGATGATCATAATTTATATCTAGATGATGATGTCCAATTTGTCAATAAAATTGATAGTAGTATTGTTTTTGGGAAAGTAAGAAAAATTATATCAGATAAAAAGTTCCAAGTATCTGTAGATTTAGATAAAGGTTCCTCTACCTTACATGAACAATATTTTATTAGACGATCTTTAAAAATTTCTTCCGATTCTCTTACTGAAAATAGCTTTAAATTAGATATTCAAGATGTTTATGATAATGAAAGTGACGTATTGATCACATCTGCTTCTTTACCTTCTTATTTAATTGAAGCAACAAATAGAAAAAAAGATATAACTATTGCTGGTATTACAACCGTAACACAATTAACTATCTCAAATCATAATTTTTATAGTGGTGATTTGGTACATGTTTCTTCTTCAGATTCTATTGTTGGTGAAAACAGAAATTATGTTGTAAAAAGAATTGACTCTAATAATATAAAATTGGCATTAAGTAATTCAAATATTACTAATGAATTATACTATGAGTTTTCAAATCTTACCGACTCACCAATTATTCTCACTTTAATACCATTAGATAATTTTAATAAGCAGTTAACTTCTCAAAAATTAGTTAGAAAACTTGATAGACCAACAGAGTCTTTAATAAAAGAAAAAACTATCTCTGATGGTAGATTAGGAATTCTTATTAATGGTGTGGAAATATTAAATTATAAAGCAAAAGAAGTTGTATATTATGGACCAATAGAATCTATTGATGTTTTGGATGGTGGAGAAGATTATGATGTCATTAATCCTCCAATTGTGAATATCGAAGATTCGACTGGAGTTGGAGCAACTGGAAGATGTGCTGTCAAAGGATCTTTAAAATCAATTGAAATTATTGAAAATGGATTTGATTATCTAAATGTTCCCACAATCAATATTAGTGGTGGTAATGGATCTGGTGCAGTAGCAGAAGCAAAATTGTCTCAAATTTATCATGATATTTATTTCAATGCAGTTGGTGTTTCAACTTCTTTAGGTGGATTTATAAGCACCACAGCAAATTTTATAGGATTTAATACAGAACATAAATTTAACAACGGCGAAAGCATAATTTATAACTCATTTAATGGGACTAAAATTGGAATCGGATCAACATCTGGAGATGTTTCTACAAAATTATATTTACAAGATAATTCAGTTTATTTTGTGTCCATTATTGACGATCAAAAAATCAAATTACATAATAATGAAGACGATGCAATTAAAAATATTAATGAAATTAATATTACGTCTCCGGGAACTGGAAATCAAAGAATAAGAGCAACAAGAAGAAAAAATATTCTAACTTCAATTAATGTAATTAATTCTGGATCTGGATATGAAAATAAACTAAGAACAGTAAATCCACTTGGAATTAACACTGCAAATAATAGTATTAATATTTCAAATCATGATTTTAAATCTGGTGAGATAGTAACATATTCAACATCAGGCACACCAATTGTTGGATTAGATACTTCAATTAACTATTATGTAATTAAATTAGATGATGATAATTTTAGATTAGCCGCGGCTGGAATTGGAACAACTGTTTCGAATTCAAATTATCTCACGAATCAATATGCAATACTTAAAACAAGAGGCAGTTCTACACATACCTTCAATTATCCACCAATTACAGTATCTGTAAATGGAAATGTTGGAGTTAGTAGGACTACTATATCCAAATATCAAGCAATAGTAAATCCAATATTTAGGGGATCAATAACATCCATTCAAGTTACCAATGGGGGGACTGGATATGGATCTACAGACATTATCAATTTTGACAAGCAACCATCTATTATTTTTAATAGTGGATCTAATGCTGTTCTTAAACCGATTATTGAAGATGATTACATAAAAGATGTTATTGTTTTGAATTCTGGAAAAGATTATAACTCTATCCCAACATTCACTTTTAATGGTGGTGGGGCATATGCAAAACTTTCACCCACCATTATAGATGGGAAAATTACATCTATAAAAGTTGTAAATGGCGGAATTGGTTTCTCCACAAATAAGAGTGATGTTGTTATTAGTGCAAGTGGAAAAAATGCAAGAGTTAAAGCAAATATTAAAAATTGGACAATCAATTTAGTAGAAAAATATAAAAATCTTTTCTCACAATCGACAGATGATGGTTTAATTATTCCAGGAATTAAGGATGGACTTCAATATGTAAATTTATTTGCTCCAAGAAAACTTAGGGAAAATTTGCCATCAAAAAATAATGATGGATCGAATAATTATAATAAATATGATCTGGTTTTTGATACTTTTGAACGATTATCGACATTTCACTCTCCAATAGTTGGTTGGGCATATGATGGAAATCCAATATATGGTCCATATGGATATTCAACAGAAACTGGTGGTGAAATTAGAGCAATGGTTTCTGGTTATCAACTTCTTCCACAATCAGATAGACCCGAGGGATTCTCTGACGGATTCTTTATAGAAGATTATACATTTACGAACTCTGGAGATCTTGATGAGCACAATGGAAGATTTTGCAAAACACCGGACTATCCAGAAGGTGTTTATGCTTATTTTGCAACCATTAATCCAGAGTCAGACGGATTTGATACATCATATCTAAATTATAGAAGACCTATTTTTCCATACTTAATAGGAAACACTTACAAATCAAAGACAAATCAATTTAACTTTTTGCCTTCATCAAATCAAGAGAGTTTTGATTTAACGGAAGGTAATTATATAAAAAATACTTATCCATATAAATTAAATGGCGCTCAAAGTGAATATGAATTTATAACTCAACCATTTAAAATTTCACAACAACTTTCAATATTAACTGCAACTTCTAAAGGATCTATAGAAAATATTGCAATATCAAGTATTGGTGTTAATTATAAAGTGGGTGATACTATTGTATTTGATAATACAGATACTAATGGACGAGGTGCTACATCTAAAATTAATGAAGTAGTTGAAAAAAGAATTATTTCTTTAGAGTCTGCAATTAATATTTTAGAAAATGTTTCTTTTAACATTTTAGATCAAATTGGAACTATTGAAGGAATAACAACAATTCCTCATGCATTATCAACCCTTGATATAGTTAATATATCTAAAGTATCTGATGAAAGATTTTCAAAATTATCAGGATTTTATAATATTAATGTTTTGGACAATAGATTTACACTGTCTTCTGGAGTTGGAACTCCAGGAATTACAGGAATAACAACATTTTTATATTTTGTCAATAGTGTTAATAATGATAATTTAACTGCAAATGATGTTTTAAAAATAACAAATCCTGGAGTTGGAACTGAAAAATTATTGGTTCTTGATGTAGATTCTGTTTTTAACAGAGTGAAAGTTAAAAGAGAGTATGATAATACGGTAGGATACGCATATAGTGCATACACAACGGTTATTGAAGACCCAAGAAGATTTACGTTTAACAGTGGATTTTCTACGACCTTAACGACAAATTCAAGAAGAAAAATATTCTTTGATCCAAATGCCTCTATAGCTATAGGAACAGTTGGAATTGGAACAACTATTAATATTTCAGTTGGATCTTCAGTTAAAGGAAAATTTGTTCCGTTACAATCAATTTATATTCCAAATCATAATTTAATTACTGGTCAAAGATTAATATATTCGAATGAAGGAAACACGTCAATTTCTGTATTTGATAACATTTCTGGAAATAGGCAACTTTCAGAAAATATCAGTGTTTATGTTGCTAAACTTTCTAACGATTTAATTGGGATATCGACATATCCAATTGGGATAGGATCTACAGGAGGTTTCGTTGGTATTGGAACAACTGCAACTGTTCTTTATTTTACATCAATTGGTTCGGGTGTTTATCATAGTTTTAAGACACAAGAAAATGAATTAACTGCCAACATTCAAAAAGTTGTTTGTACATTAACAACAAAACAGGATCATGGATTATTTAAAAATGCAAAGATCGATTTAAATGTTTTACCGGGAATTACAACTTCTGTTGTTATTAAATATAACTCTGCAAATAGAAGATTGGTTGCAAATCCAAAATCTTTTGGATCTTCTGGAATTAATACTTTAACTGATAGCATTATAATAACGGATCATAATTATAAAACTGGTAATAAAGTAATCTATACATCTTCAAATCCTGCTACTGGATTGATAAATGATAAAATTTATTATGTTGTAAGAATCGATAGGGATTCATTCAGATTAGTTGATAGTTTTTATCAAACTACACTTTCAAATCCAAATTATATTAATATAACTGGCACAGGATCGGGACATGAATTATCTGAAGTAAACCCACCATTAGAATTATTTAATGGAAATACAGTAAATTTTGATTTATCTGATTCTTCACTATCCGATTTGAATGGTGGAACAAGAGTTCAATCTTTTGATTTTGATTTGTATGAAAGTTCTTTATTTACAAATAAGTTCATAACATCTTTAAGTTCCGATAATTTTGAAGTTAAAAAAATAGGAACGATTGGAGTTACCAATGATGCTAAACTTACTCTCACTGTAAGTAATAATGTTCCTCGAAAACTCTATTATAAATTAACTCCTCTTATTGGAAAAACATATCTGACTAAAGAAAAATCTGAAATAATTATTGATGAAGATGTGTTTGACTTTAATTCTATTAACATTATCAATAGCAAGTTTAATGGATCACATACAATTACTGGTATTGGAAGCACCACCTTTACATTTAACTTAGAATCTTATCCAGAAAAATCTTTATATACAGAAAATAATTCATTGATTGAATATAAAACCAAAGAATCTGATGCAATAGGATCAATATCTAATGTTGAAATATTGTTTGGTGGGGTTTCATACGAATCTCTTCCAGGCATATCTTCAATAAATTCTACAAATGGAAGTGGTGCTATATTATCACCAAAAAGCCGTAATGTTGGTAAAATTATAAAATCTACAGTACAAACTCCAGGGTTTGAATATCCTTCGGATCCAACATTAAAACCAATTGCACAACTTCCAACAAGGTTGCAAATTGAACAACTATACACCATTGAATCTGTTGGATTATCCTCTGGTGGCAAAAATTATTCGGTTCCTCCATCATTTATCGTAATTGACTCTGTGACGGGAGAAGTAAAACCAGAAGTTAAACTGCAAGCAGACTTAAGTAGTAATATTGTAAGCAATGTTCGTATTTTAGAAAATACAAAAACATTATATGGATCACCAAAAATACTTGCAGTCAATAATAACAATGGTATAGGAATTACAAATATATCATTTAATTCAACTACTAAAATTGTAACAATAAATCTCGCAGCAGGATTTAGTACCTCTAGAGAGTTTCCTTTTAAAGTTGGAGGAAAAATTTTAATTGAAGGTATTGGAATTGTTTCTACAGGATCTGGATATAATTCTTCAGAATATAATTATGAATTATTTACTTTAACAGGTGTCACGAGTGCAATTGGTGGTTCTACCGGCGTTTTAAATTTTAAACTCGACAAAGGTACAAATCCCGGAATTTTTTCTGAACTAAATTCACTAAACAATGGTATCAGATCTTTTGGTAGAATAGTTCCAGAAGCATATCTTCCCATATTTAATCCCACAATTTCTTTTGGTACATTTAAATACAATAAAGGAGAAGATATTTATGTTGGTAATGAAAAAGTTGGAACTGTAATTAGTTGGAATCCAATTTTTAAACTCCTAAAAATCAACTACACTCCAAGAAAAATTTTACCTGGAGAAATAATTCGTGGGGGCGCTACTGATAATAGAGCAATAATTGTAAATGCTTATTCTTCCGATGGTGATTTTACGGTAAATAGTTTTAATCAAAAATTAAAAGACTATAGTGAAGACACAGGAAAACTTAGTACTTTTCTTCAAGTTCTTCAAGATGGAGATTATTATCAAAACTTTTCATACTCATTGAAATCAAAAGTTCCTATTGAAGAGTGGAATGATAAAGTTAATTTACTTACACACACATCAGGATTCAAGAAATTTTCAGATTTACAAATCATATCAGAACCTGATAAATTTGTAAATGAAGTTATTTCCGATACTTCTTTATTAATTGATATTATTCAAGAGAAAGATTTTGATTGTTATGAAAATTTTGCTTTTGCCGATGAGTTTACAAAAACTTTCAATAATTCTTTAGTTTCTAATGAAATTTATTTTGATTATTTAAAATTATTGGATTATACAGAATTTAAAACAAATAGAGTTTTAAAAATTGATGATATTTCATCGCAGTTTGATGACACGCCAAATACTTTTAATTATACAGTTGTTGGAACTTTTGATGTAACAAAATATAACGCGGCTCAATTTTATCTATTAATAAAAGATACTCGATATTATGGAGAAAAAGAAGTCATAGTTGTTGATGTAATATATGATAATTCAAATGGTTACTTGTCAGTGTATGGAAGAAATGAAACAGTTTTAGATTTGGGAGATTTTTCATTTAGAAGGTCTGGCAACAACGGAGAAATTTTATTTTACCCTAAAAAATATCAATTCAATAGTTACAATATTTCAAACGTTCATGTTGATATTGCAAACTCGGGAACTGTTGCAATTGGTTCAACTTCTCTCGGAAATGTTGTGAGTTTCTCTAGTACAGCAATTAATATTTCATCTTCACCGACACCAACAGCAAACACTTTTGTTTCAATATCAACTAATACATATTCATCATCTAAAGTCATTTTTTCTGCTAGTGATTCAAATGATTTAATTCAATTTGGAGAAATAAATATTACGCACGATGGAAATAATGCATCATATCAAATATTTTCCGAATTAAAATCTGGAGATTTTAATCCAATCTATGAAGATGGAAATCTTGGAGATATAGACGTAACTACCTCAGGTGGAAATGTTTTAGTTAGATTTACTCCCAAAGAAAATATAGATGTAAATATAAGAGCTCTCTCAATTTTAATGGGAGGAAGTTCTTCGACTGGTATTGGATCTACTGTTCTTTATAAATCAGAATTATCCTCTCATTATGTTTCAATTGCATCAACTATTTCTCCGATTGAAACACCAATTGCAGGATTTACATCTAGTTTAAATGATGCTGCTCATTATTATGTACAAATTCATGATACAACTAATAATAGAATTCAATTTTCTGAAGTAATCTTAATTAATGATTCGGAATACAATCCAGCAGTTAGTGAATATGCAGTTGTAACTTCTGATATTCAACTAGGAACAATTGGAGCTGCTAAATCAACAACAAATACTAATTTGACATTTACACCTCTTCCAAATATTAATGTTCAAGTCAGAACATATCAAAAAACATTATCAACTACACCAAAAATCGGTGCAATATCAGATATCGATTTAAATAGTGCTCTTATTGAATCAGATATTGAATCTTTATTTTTTGAAGGTACTGAAATTTCAACTAAAAAGGAATTTAATCTTACTCATAAATCATCACCCATATTCAAAAAGATTTGTGATGGGTCATCTTCATCAGTCGTCGATATTGAATCAAATACTATAAGCATACCCAATCACTTTTTTGTAACTGGAGAAAAACTTGATTATTCTTCGGGTTCTTTAGATAATAGAATTGGTATTGCATCAACTTCTATTGCAGGCATAGGAACAACATCTCTTCTTCCTTCTACCCTCTATGCAGTAAAATTAAGTGATAGTTTAATTCAAGTCGCAGACACTCCAGAAAAAGCACTTAAAAAAATTCCAGAGGTTCTAAATATAAATTCTGTTGGGATTGGAACCTCGCATGTTTTTGCATCAAATTATAAATCTAATTCTAAAGCATTAGTTTGTATTGATAATGTAATTCAAAGTCCAATTATTCCAACAAATAGAACTACCTCATTAAGTTCAATCGTTGAAGAATCAAATGGTTTTAGTTTTATTGATTTGGACGATGTTACTGGATTTTATGCCAGAGATTTAGTTAAGATTGACAATGAATTTATACTTTTATATGATATTGGAATTGGTGGAACAAATAGGGTTTATTGTCGCAGAGAACAATTCGGAACAATTGGCACATCTCACAGTTTAGGAGCAACAGTTACCAAATATTCTGGTGATTATAATATAGTAGATGATGTGATTTATTTCATCGAAGCTCCCCATGGTGGTGACCCAAATAATTTAGAAAGATATTCTAGTTTTCAAGGAAGAGTTTTCTTAAGAAGTGAACCAATTGGATCTTCTGTAACTGCATATTACAACAATCATGTATTTGATGACATTTCAAATCAATTTAATGGTATTAGAGACGTTTTTCAGTTAACTTCTCAGGGAGAAAATATTTCTGGAATTGTTTCTAGTAGTTCTGTTTCCGCAGGTATTCTTCTCATTAATAATATATTTCAAAAACCAAAATATCCTGCAACAGGAATTGCACAAACCTATACCTATGAAGTTATTGAAAGTTCTGGTATTTCTAGTGTTCTCTTTAGTGGAAATAAAGTTGGATTAACAACAACAGGATTAATAGGTCCAATGAAATTTGATATTAATACTGCAGGTATTCCAAGAGGAGGAATTATTGTTTCTGTTGGATCAACACAAGGATATGGATTCCAACCTTTAGTCGCTGCCGGAGGAACTGCAATTGTTTCTATTGCTGGAACCATTCAATCAATATCAATTGGAAATAGTGGGTCTGGATATAGACCCGGAATTCAAACATCAATTGTAGTTTCTGTGGCATCTTCTACAGGAAATATATCTATTGGAACCGCACTTGCTAACAATGGACACATTGTATCAATTGCCGTAACTAATATAGGTGCTGGTTATACCACTACAAATCCACCAGAAATAATTATTGATGCCCCATTGAATTATGAAAATATTTCATTAATTTATGATTCATCAAATACTGGAGTAGGAACTGAATGTTCCGCAAATATTATAGTTGGATTTGGTAATAGTATTACAGAGTTTACTATTATCAATAGTGGATATGGATATTCAACTGGTGATATTTTAACTGTTCCAATTGGTGGGTCAACAGGAATCCCAACTTATACATCTTTATCTTATAGACCGTTTCGAATTACTGTCGATGAAGTATTTAATGATAGTTTTAGTGCTTGGTATCCGGGACAATTTGTTGTTTTAGATGATTTTGATAGTGAATTTGATGGATCTAAAAGAACATTCAAACTCAAAGAAAATGGTGAGTTGCAAAACTTTATTTCTGCGAGAGGATCTTCTTTACAATTAAATCAAAACATACTTATTTTTATTAATGACATTTTACAAATTCCTGAAGAATCTTATAAATTTGATGGTGGATCACAAGTAGAATTTTATGAACCACCTAAGTTTGACGATAAAGTCAAAGTATTATTTTTTAAAGGATCTGATACCGATGTAGATGAAGTAGAAGTTGAACCAACAATAAAAGTTGGAGATAAATTAACCTTATTTGATAGACTTAGGTCTACTAAAGATACTTATACCCAATCATCAAGAGTTGTTTCTGAAATTTCTTTCATAGATGCAGTATTCACAAATCCATATTTTGGTCCTGGAATTAATTCATTATCAAATATAACTAGAACTGTAGAATGGTGTAAACAAAAAGAAGATTTTTATCTTGATGAAACTCTTATTTCAAAGAGTAGAGAGGAATTAAATTCTAATATTTTTCCGATTACAAATATTATTAGACCTGTTGGAATTGGAAGCACGGTTATTTTTGTTGAAAATACAAGACTTTTATTTAATTACGCCCCAGAAATTTTGCCATCATCAAAACAAATTTTAAATATTATTAATCAAGATGAAAAACGTAATGCTATTGCCACTGCAGTGGTTTCAATAGCTGGAACAATTTCAGATATTATTATTAGTGACGGTGGAGTTGGATTTACAACAGTTCCCATAATTTCAATTTCAACTCCCTCTTCTGGATCAATTGCGGTTGCCACTTGTTTGATTAGTGGAATAGGAACGGTTAATTCTATTGCAATTACAAATCCAGGATCCGGATATACCGAATCAAACCCCCCAAAAATTTTAATTGAATGTGAACCGGTTAAAGTAGAAACAGTAACAAATGTGTTATATGAAGGTGATTTTGGTATAGTTACTGGAATTGGTACAACAAATATATCAGGAGTATCTACTGGAATTACTTTTGACTTTTTTATTCCAAAAGACTCGATTTTAAGAGATATAAATGAAGTTGGATCGGCAGTTACAATGTCTGGTATTCAAACTGGATACTATTTTGTGATATCACAATCTAACATTGGAAAAGGAGTGACATCTTTGAATAATGATTCATCAATTTTGGGTATAGGGTCAACTTATATTGATAATGTGTATCAAGCATATAAAGTTGAAAACGTGGTTTCACCTGCACTTGGTATTGGTAACACTAATGAAATATTGAGAGTCACAACAAGTGTGACATCTTTTAATAATTTGACTGGCACAGGAACTAGTCAAATGTTTGGTCGATTTAGTTGGGGTAGAATATATAATATTGATAGAGGATCAACTCCGCAAATTTTTAATGTTGATTTGACTAACGGCATATCAGGATTAAATACGGCACCATTAATTGTAAGAGCAACTCCAATGAGATCACTATATACATCATAAATAAATAAAAAACTTTAAATGTCTGCGATAATTACAAACCAGTTTAGAATATTAAATTCCGAAAATTTGATTTCCGGAATAGCATCAACGAGTTCAAATAATTATTATGTTTTCTTGGGATTACCAAATTCATCACAAGTAGATTCCAATTGGGACACATCAACTCCTAGTCCAGTAGATAATTTTGATCAATATAATGATTTTTGGGATACAATAATTGCTTTAAAAAAATTAAATGATACGGATATTTCAAAAGTTATTAGAAAAATAACTTGGACATCTGGAACAACTTATGATATGTATCGACATGATTATTCTGCCAGTAATCCAGCTCCAAATAGTGGAGGCACAAATTTATACGATGCAAATTTTTATGTTGTAAACAGTGATTATAGAGTTTATATTTGTATTAATAATGGTACGAATCCAGAAAATCTTTCCGGAAAACCATCAATCGATGAACCACTTTTTGTTGATCTTGAACCTCGATCTGCTGGTGTCAGTGGTGATGGTTATGTATGGAAATATTTATTTACGATTAAACCATCGGAATTAGTAAAATTTGATTCTACTTCATATATGCCAGTTCCTAAAAATTGGTCATCAAATACAAATGTCGCAGCTGTAAGAGATAATACATTGGTAAGTGAACAAATAAAAACTGCTTTGATTACAAATAGGGGCCAAGGTTATACTCCAAATACTTATAACAATGTTCCAATTAAAGGTAATGGTTCTGGAGCACTTTGTTCTATTGTTGTTGGCGCAGATCAAAAAGTTTCATCTATATCAATAACAAATGGTGGATCTGGATATACTTATGCAACAGTTGATTTAGAATCGGCGGGGATCGTAAATGGATCAACTGATAAAGATGCAGAGTTTACCGTAATCATTCCACCGCCTGGTGGGCATGGATTTGATATTTATAGGGAACTTGGTGCTACAAGAGTTTTAATTTATTCTAGATTTGAAAATGACAGTTTAGATCCCGATTTTATTACAGGAAATCAATTTGCTAGAATTGGAATTATCAAAAATCCAACATTTTATAATTCAACTACAATATTAACAAAACAAAAAGCAAGTGCATTATATGCATTAAAATTGACCGGCATTACAACATCTACAACTTATACTTTAGATTCTGAGATTACACAAACTATAGGTGTTGGTTCAACAGCTGTTGGAAAAGTTGCATCTTGGGATAACGTGACTGGAGTTTTAAAATATTGGCAAGAAAGAAAACCTTCAATATCAACTCAAAGAGATGCGTACAATAATCCAATAACACCAAAATATGGATACCAATTGTTCGACTTTACTGCGAATCCAGACACTGGAGGAAGTATTACAATCGTTGGTGGATCAAGCAACTTAGCAATTCAAACTTCGTTTGGAACCAGTGATAATCCAGGCATATCAACAGAGATAAATAACAATACCTATTATCTTGGGCAAACTTTTATTAAAGGTTTGGCCGCACCAGAGGTTGAAAAATATTCTGGAGATATACTTTATATTGATAATAGACCATCTGTGATTAGAACTTCCAATCAAAAGGAAGACATTAAAGTTATACTGCAGTTTTAATTCTCATGCCACAAGAAACTAATTTAAATAGAACTCCATATTTTGATGATTTTGATCCAGATAAAGATTTTCATAAGGTTCTTTTTAAACCTGGATATTCCGTTCAGGCTAGAGAACTAACGACTTTACAATCAATATTACAAAACCAAATTGAAAAGTTTGGTAATCATTTTTTTAAAGAGGGTGCCAGAGTTATACCTGGAGCTGTTACTTATAGTTTAAATTATAGAAGTGTGCAGATAGATCCAACTTTTTTAGGGTTGCCAATAAGTTTATATCAAAATCAATTAATCGGAAAACAAATAAAAGGATCTGTAAGTGGTGTTACAGCAACTATTACTAATATTGAAACAAACCCAGAGACTAATAATATTATCCTTTATATAAATTATGAAAATTCTGGCAATAATTTTGTAGACAATTTATTTTCAGATGGTGAAAATTTAATTACACTTTCAGATATAACATTTGGATTGTCAAATATTATACCTTCTGGTGAAGAGTTTGCTAAAACAGTTAGTTCTAATTCGACAAATGTTGGATCTGCTGTTTTTATATCAGAAGGTGTTTATTTTATTCGTGGGTATTTTGTAAGAGTTGCTAATCAAACTTTAGTGCTTGATAAATTTTCAAGTACTCCAACTTATAGGATTGGATTATTTGTTAATGAAGAAATTATTTCTGCGGATCAAGATGAAAGTTTATATGATAATTCCAGAGGATCTTCAAACTATACGGCACCCGGTGCAGACAGATTAAAGATATCAGTTATTTTGTCTAAAAAAGAAATTGATAATTTTGAAGATGAAAATTTTATAGAACTTTTAAGACTTAACTCGGGAGTTTTAGAAAGAATAGTAGATAAAACTCAATATAATATTATTGCTGAAGAATTAGCAAGAAGGACTTTTGATGAATCTGGAGATTATTACATTACTCCATTTTCAATTGTAATGAAAAATACGTTAAATAATAGAATTGGAAATGATGGTTTATTTTTCCAAAATCAATTAACAACAAATGGAAATGTGCCATCAGATAATTTGATGACATATAAAATTTCACCTGGCAAAGCTTATATAAGAGGATTTGAAGTTTCAAAAGACAATCAATCATTCATTGATATTGAGAAACCAAGATCAACTAATTTGGTTGAATTGGAGGGAATTGGTTTTAATGCCGGACCATCTATCTTTGTTAATAATGTTGTTGGACAACCGACAGTTGGCATAGCCACAACTGCATTTTTAAGTTTAAGAAGTGAAAGAAGAGGAATAGGTGTTGGAGCTTCTGGGAGTGAAATAGGTGTCGCAAGAGCGTATGATTTTAATTTTGTAAGTTCTACTGGCATAACCACAACATATCAAATTAGACTTTATGATATTCAGACATATACTACTCTCGGATTAAGCACAAACATTAACTTACCAGTTTCTTCATTTATTGAGGGAAAAACAAGTGGAGCAAGGGGATATGTAAAGACTGCGGTGTCTAATTCTACCATAGTTACATTATATGATGTAACCGGAAGGTTTTCTAAAAATGAAGCAATTGCAGTTAGTGGAATTGGAACTTATGGACATTTAGTAAAGAGCATTAAAGATTATAAATTATCTGATGTTTTTTCAATTTTTTCTTATAGAGATACTGCAACTAGTAACGTAGGATTTAATGCAGATGTTTCTTTAGATGTGGAAATTGCACCAACATTAAATATTGCCAATGCTGTGTCAAATGCAAATCTTCCATCATTTACAATTAGCGCAAAAGACCCAGATACTGGAATTTCTACAGTAACATCAACAACGACAAACTTTATTGGGATTGCAACTATAGGAAATGTTGTAAGTTATACTAGACCCGGATTTTCGACGGTCACTTTCAATTCAATATCAACAATTTCCGCAAATGGTAGAACTCTTGGATTAACTAGCGTTACAACTGTGCCGGGAATTTGTAATGGGGACACTACACCAGTAGAAATAATAACTTCCAACTTTTCAATTCGTTCGTCGAGAATTCAAAACACTACAGATCCATCATTTACTGCAAAGTTATCAAAATCAAATGTTCAAACAATTGACACAGAAAATACCGATGTTTCTTTAAAGAGACAGTACAATATTGCCTCTTTTAGTGGAAATACAATTACTGGTCCTACATTAGAGACTGATTTTATTTACGAACCATTTAATAATGAAAGATACACTTTAACCTATGCTAATGGAAAGATAGAGTCTTTAAGTTCGGATAAATTTATTTTTACAAACGGATTTAAAAATTTACAAGTTAAAAATTTAAGTGAATCTTCTGGATCAAATGCAACTCTCATTGTATCTTTAAAAAAAAGTAAAGTAAAAGAAAAAATTAAAAAACTTAATAAAGCAAATACTCTTATAATTAGCAGATCAAATAATATTGCTTCTGGAGTTGGTGCTTCAACTTTAAATGATGGTTTAACTTATAGTACCGTTTATGGAACAAGAGTTCAAGATAATGAAATATCATTAAATGTTCCAGATGTAGTTAGAGTTCTTGATATTTTTGAATCATTAGACACAAATGATCCTTCGTTACCGTCAATTTCTTTTGTACCAGCGTCCCTATCTGGACCAAATAATGTTGCGACAGATGTTTTGGTTGGAGAAAAAGTCATTGGATCGGAAAGCAATTCAGTAGCAATCGTAATTTCAAAATCAACTCTTTCACTTGAAATTGTTTATTTGAATGGGAGTATTTTTGTCCCCGGAGAATCAGTTTCTTTTGAAGAATCTGGAATTACTGGAACTTGTAGTGCAATTACAACTGGGGATAAAATTATTACATCAAATTATAATTTAGATGGAGGACAAAGACAAAATTACTATGATTTTTCTAGAATAATTAAAAGAAATTCTACATTTAATCCCAATAAAAAAGTTAAAATAGTTTTTCAAAATTATGTTGTAGAATCTTCTGATAATGGCGATGTATATACTGTGGATAGTTATCCAATAGAAGAATATTCATCAATATCGACTTTAAATGGAACAAGATTAAGTGATACACTTGATATTAGACCTAGAGTTAATGCCTATAATACAAGTTCATCTATTTCACCATTTGAATTTGGATCAAGAATTTTTAGTGGCCAAGGACAATCATCACCATATTATTTTTCGCCTAATGAAACTTTTATTACAAGTTTTTCTTATTATTTACCAAGAATTGATAAATTATTTTTAAGTAAGGAAGGTAATTTTCAACTTCAAAAAGGAATAGCATCAGATAATCCAGTATCTCCAAAAAATATTGATGGATCTTTAGAAATTGCTACGGTTGTTCTTCCCGCATATCTTTATAATGTAAATGATGCAAAAGTGACGTATGCTACCCATAAAAGATATAGAATGCAAGATATATCAAGACTTGAAAATAGAATTGCAAGTTTAGAATATTATACTCAACTTTCATTACTTGAAGTATCGACAGAATCACTTTCAATAAAAACGAATGGAGTTGATAGGTTTAAATGTGGATTTTTTGTAGATAATTTTAAATCTCATGCAGCACATGATATTAGGAATCCAATTTTTAGATCGAGTATTGATACCGGAAAAGGATATCTAAGACCCTCACACTATACTACATCTATCGATTTAATTGGTCAATCTGTTGCTATTGGAATTGGAATAACTGAAAATATAAATGTTGATTATCGATATGAAGAAAATGCCCAAGATGAAAATATCAAACGCAATAAAAAAATTATAACTCTTAGTTATACTGACACAGTATTTGTAAAAAATGAGTTTGCGACTAGAATAGAAAATGTAACTCCCTTCCTTGTAACATCATATAGTGGAGTAATTGAATTAAATCCATCTTCTGATACTTGGGTTAATACAAAAAGAATTGAACCAAATAGAGTTAGAATTGAAGGATCTTATTCTTCTGCAATTCAACAATTGCAAATTGATCAAAGCACCGGTTTTAGTCCTATTGATTGGGATTCTTGGCAGACGGATTGGATTGGAGTTGATGTTTCTTCCTTCGCTTCTCTTACTGCAAGAAATGAAATTGTGGGATCAACCTTGGAAAATTTTACAAGAACTAGAACAGAAGATCCAGTTGGACATGGAGTTATAGATATAACTACTACAGGAATAAGACAAAGAACGACAACAGCCGATAGACTTGCAATAAATGCTACAACTTCTGTAACAAATACTTTAAATCAGTCAAGACAAGGAATTAGGTGGAATGTTACCGAACAAATCGATTCTCAGATGTTAGGAGAAAGAATTGTTAATAATGAATTTATAAGATATATGAGAGCAAGAAATATTGAATTTGTTGCTCGTAAATTAAAACCAAACACTCAAGTTTATCCATTTTTTGATAATGTTGATGTAAGTTCATTTACTTATCCAAAATTACTAGAAATCGTAATGTTGGATAAAACTTTTCAAATTGGTGAAACTGTAAATGCATATGATCCAAGTAACACATCCCAAATTACATCAACATTTAGAGTTGCACAATCAAATCACAAATATGGACCATACAATTCCCCAACAACAACGTATACAATTAACCCATATGAAACAAATAATACAATATCAAGCGTTTATACTTCATCATCAACACTACTAAATGTCGATACTGCATCTTTAGAAGAAGCAGCTATTGGTAATTTTTATGGTTTAATAAAAAATCAAGCAATACTCATTGGTGCAAGTAGTGGTGCAAAAGCTAGAGTAACTAATATTAGACTTGTTACAGATAATGTTGGTACAGTAATTGGATCATTTTTTGTTCCAGAAACTGCAACAATTTCATTTGAAACCGGAATTAAAAAATTTAAACTTACAAATATTAAAGATAACAATCCAATTCCAGGTTCTGTCAGTAGTTCAGCTGAGGAAGAATTTTATTCTCAAGGATTACTACAAACATCTCAAAATACAGAACTTGGAATAAGAAATGCCAGAATCAATAGAGAAGTTGTAACTGATAGAAGAGTTCTTACGGCATCAGATACTTCTACTTCATCATCAACCCAATTTATTAATACTCAAACACAAGTTACTGAAACTATTACTGGCGAAAATCAAGTTTATCATGATCCTCTTGCACAATCATTTAAAATTGATTCTCCAAATGGAGTTTTTGTTACAAAAATAGATTTATTTTTCTTTTCAAAAGCAACCACAAATATTCCTGTAATTATTCAATTAAGAACTATAGAAACTGGTCTTCCAACAAGTCTTGTTCTTCCATTTTCTCAAATTGAACTTTTGCCAGATCAAATTGTAACATCACAAGATGGACTTACACCAACAACAATCACTTTTGACGCACCAGTATTTTTAGAAAATAATAAAGAATATGCAGTAGTTCTTCTTTCAGATTCAACCGAATATCAAGTTTGGATTTCTAGAATGGGTGAAGAAGATATAACAACCAGAAACAGACCAGAATCTGTCAAGAAAATTGTATCTCAACAACCATATCTTGGATCATTATTTAAATCACAAAATGGATCTACTTGGGAACCAAGTAGTTATGAAGATTTAAAATTTACACTTTATAAAGCAGAATTTACAACAAATCCTGGCACATATTCATTCTATAATCCAATTGAGGGTGGCGACTATACAACTTTTGAAAAATTAAATCCGAGCAATTTAAGTACAAATTCAAATAGAATTAAAGTTGGTCTTTCATCAAACATTTCTAATTATATTGGAATAGTTCCTGGTGTAAGTATAGGTATAACAGATAAATCAATCTCTGGTGATTTAATTGGTGTTGCTGGTTCTGTTACTAGAAATGCAACTGCTGGGACCGGACTAACATCATATACAGTTGGATCTGGTTACACGACGTTTAGATACGATAATGTTGAACTTGAAACTATTACTGGTGATGGTTCTGGATTAAAAGCAGATATATATTTCGTTGATGGAAAACTTGATGTTGCTGGTTCCGGAATTGTAACAGTTACAGATGGCGGATTTGGTTACAGAGTTGGTGACATTGTGGGCGTTCCAACGTCTGTTTCTTTTGGTAGTGGAGCAAGACTGTCAGTACAATCAATTGGTGCATTCAACACTCTTATTCTCGATAATGTTCAGGGAAATTATGATAATGTGATTGGATCCAGGGTAACTTATCAATCTCAATTGGGCATTACAAGTTATATTGGTCTTGCAACTGTGTCTTATATCGAACAGAATACCACTTTTGATGGACTACATTTAAAACTTCAAAATTATAATCATGGATTGTATGCAAGTAATAATTTAGTTAGACTTAATAACATAAAAAGTGATTTAAAACCAACCAAATTAATAGCAGATTATAATTCTTCAGAAACTTCTGATATTTCAGTTGAGTCCGTTTCCGTTTTCAGCAGTTTTGAAAATGTTGGAGTGTCTTCAACAAATCCTGGATACATAAAAGTCCAAAATGAACTTATTTCATATACTGGAGTTAATACAGCAGTAAATACATTAACTGGAATTGTAAGAGGGATTGATGCAAATTCTACTGGAACAGGAATTGGAGGAGCAGCAGCTCATTCAGCAAACGATTTAGTTATGAAATATGAATTTAATGGGGTATCATTAAGAAGAATTAATAGGGTTCATAACATGTCATCTCCACTTGCAACTGTTCCCAATTCAATTGACTCCGACTATTTAAATATAAAAATAGATATGAGTAATACTGCTTATGGATTAAATAGGACCAACAATGCAAATGGATTGCCAAATCTTTTCTTTAATGAAACTAAATCTGGAAGTAATTTTAATTATGCAAAAGATGAATTTATAATTTCATCTAAAAACATTATATTTTCGTCCATTACACCAAACGTAAATATTTTTACACCAAAAGGAACAGGAATTGGATCTAGAGTTAGAACCATAAGTGCAACGAGCATAGATGGGTCTGAAGCATCATTTGAAGATCTTGGATTTGAACCAATTCAAGTTAATAACGTTAACAATCTCTCTTCACTTCGAATGGTTGCAAATAAAGATAATGAAGATTCTAATCTAAATGATTTGCCTGGAAATAAATCATTAACATTTGTTCTCGATCTATTTACTGCCGATAAAAATGTTTCTCCAGTAATTGATATGGAAAGAGTGAGCATGATTTTATCATCAAATAGATTAAATAACCCAGTTGCAACTTGGCCTGGTACAAATGAAATTGCTCTTGGAACAAGAAAAGAGTTTGATGACCCACATTCTGCAATTTATGTTTCAAATACAGTGAATCTTGCAAATTCTGCAACGTCACTTAAAGTTCTTTTTGCAGCAATTAGACCAAATACTTCAGACATTAGAGTAATGTATAAATTAAAGAGAAAAGATTCTGATGAGGTTAATTCTGTTTATGAATTTTTTCCTGGATATGAAAACATTGATGCTGCTGGACAAATAATTGATCCAACACAAAACAATGGAAATCCAGATCAAAACATTGAATCAAGTTCAACAGATAGTGACTTTAAAGACTATGAGTACAGTATAGACCAACTTCCAGAATTTGATGGGTATTCAATTAAAATTATTATGACCGGGACAGATCAATCAAGAGTTCCATTAATTAAAGAACTTAGAGCAATTGCTTTAGCATAATATGAAAAATTTAATTCCAGTTGAAGGAAGACCAAATCTTCATAGAGATAAAAATTCAGGAGCAATTATAAACACCGATACCAGTGCATATCAACAACATTTAAAGTATATACAAAGAACTCAAAATGAACGAACTAAAATGGAAACACTTGAAAATGATGTGAATTCAATTAAAAATGAAATTTCAGAATTAAAATCATTAGTTCTCCAATTAGTAAACAAATCATAAATACCTTTATTGGGGGTAAATTATAATGGCTCAACCATCTACAAGACAGGAACTTATAGATTATTGCAAAAGAAAACTGGGTTATCCGGTTTTAGAAATAAATGTGGCAGATGAACAAATAGAAGATCTTGTTGACGATGCTGTTCAATATTTTCAGGAACGTCACTTTGATGGTGTTATGCAAATGTATTTAAAATATCAAATAACTCAAGCAGACATTGATAGAGGAAGAGCTCCCGGAAATAATTCAATTTCCGGAATTACAACGACATCTGCAGAATCAACGATTGTTGGATCTGCCACAACTTTTTCATATAGAGAAAATTCAAATTATATACAAATACCACCAACAGTAATTGGAGTTAATAAAATATTTAAAGTTGATGGAAATAACACTGTTTCTCAAGGAATGTTTAACATTCAATACCAATTAATGTTGAATGATGTTTACTATTTTAATACAATTGAACTTTTAACTTATACGATGGTTAAAAGATATCTTGAAGATATTAGTTGGTTATTAAATCCAGAGAAAATGCTTAGATTTAATAAAAGACAAGATAAACTTTATATTGATATGGATTGGTCATCTGTAACTGCTGGACAATATTTGATTATTGATTGCTATAGAGTATTAGATCCAGCCGATTCGCCACGAGTTTGGAATGATTCTTTTCTGAAACCATATCTAACATCATTAATTAAAAAACAATGGGGACAAAATCTAATAAAATTTAGAGGAGTTAAACTTCCAGGTGGTGTGGAGCTTAATGGTAGGGAAATATATGAAGACGCAGTAAATGAATTAGAAGATATTAAAAAGAGAATGATGACTGAATTTGAACTTCCACCACTTGATATGATTGGATAATGTTAA